ACGAGAACAAAACCAGCACGATCACCTGTGAGGGCATGCTGCCGGGGAGCAGCGTCAAGTCGCACCTGAGGAGCGGGGAGGCGCTGCGCGGCCAGATCGCCAGACACTGTGCCGGAGATTACAAACGATGCCCGTGGTACCGCGTACTGTGGGGAAAGTATGAAGAGCCATAAGAAAAGCAAGCAAGGGTGGGTGACATTTACCCGCCCTGTTTTTGTATGATAAGGGCAGAAACGGGAAAGGAGGCGGCGATATGGCCGGAAAAAGAAAGGCGGGAGACGAGCTGACCGAGAGGCAGAAGCGTTTTTGCGACGAGTACCTGATGGACTTGAACGGGACGAGGGCATACATGGAAGCATACCCGGCAACAACAAAGGAAGCCACGGCGGCCCAGGGCGCAAGCCGACTGTTGAGAAATGTCAAGGTGGCCGCGTATGTGCAGGCGCGCATGCGCGAAAGGCAGGAGCGGGTGAACGTAAGCCAGGACGAGGTGCTGCGCGGCATTATGGCAGTTGCGTTCGGAACGGACGACGGGGAAAAGGAAGAAGACGGCATAGAGCCGCGGGAGAGGCTGCGGGCGCTGGAGCTGCTGGGGAGACACCTGGGGATGTTTGAGCAGAAGAAGGACAGCCTTGACCGCGAGGAGCAGAGGGCGCGGATCGCAAAGCTCAAGGCCGACACCAGGGAGAAAAAGCCGACAAGCACGAGCGTCACGGTGCGCTTTGTGAACACGGAGGAGGGAGAGGCGTAATGCCGGAGCTCACAATACCGGCACCGAGCCCAAAGCAGAAGCTTTTCCTCCGGGAGCGGCACAAGTATGTGTGCTTCGGCGGGGCGCGAGGCGGCGGAAAGAGCTGGGCCGTGCGCGTCAAGGCCGTGCTGCTGTGTCTGAAGTACCCGGGAATCAAGGTCATGATCGTGCGTAAGACTTACCCGGAGCTGCAGGAAAACCACATCACACCGCTGTGCGAGATGCTGAAATGCTACGCGGGGAAAGAAGAGCGCATCGCCGTATACAACGATGCGAAGAAGCACATTGTTTTCCCGAACGGGAGCAGGATCCTTTTTCGTTACCTGGAGAACGAGAAGGACGCGCTGCGCTTTCAGGGCACCGAGGTGGACGTGCTGTTTGTGGACGAGGCCACACAGCAGAGCGAGGAAAAGATGGAGAAGCTGCGGGCCTGCGTGCGCGGAACAAACGATTTCCCGAAGCGGATCTATTACACATGCAACCCCGGCGGCGAGGGCCACGCATGGGTCAAGCGCCTGTTTATCGACCGGCGGTTCAAAGAGCATGAGGACCCGGAGGAATACGTGTTCATCCAGAGCCTGGTCACCGACAACCGGGCGCTCATGGAGAAAAACCCGGATTACCTAAACCAGCTGAAAACACTGCCGCCGAAGCTGCAGGAAGCATGGCTGCGCGGGAACTGGGATATCTTCGAGGGACAGTTTTTCGAGGAGCTGCGCATCGTGCCGGACGTGATGGAGGCGAGAAAGCATGGCTGCACGCTGACGGAGGAGGAGCTGCTGGCACAGCACAGATGGTGCCATGTGATAGATCCGGTCGACCTCAGCCGAGGGGAGGCGAGGCACTGGACCATTTACAGGAGCTATGACTTCGGTTATGGGAAGCCCTTCTCCTGCGCGTGGTGGGCGATCGACTACGACGGGGCGCTGCACCGGATCCTGGAGCTTTACGGCTGTACAGGCACGCCGAACGAAGGCCTGCGGTGGGCTCCGGACAAACAGTTCCAGGAGATCGCGCGCATCGAGCGGGAGCACCCGTGGCTCAAGGGCAAGAAGATCGAGGGCGTGGCAGATCCCGCGATCTGGGACGGAAGCCGCGGAGAGAGCATCGCGGAAACGGCCATGCGATACGGGCTGTACTTTGTCCCCGGCGACCATGAGCGCATACCGGGCTGGATGCAGTGCCATTACCGGCTGCAGTTCGACGAAGAAGGCTACGCGCGGATGTATGTCTTCAAAAACTGCGCGGGTTTTATCCGGACGATCCCGCTGATGATGTATGACAAAACCAGCCCGGAGGATCTGGACACCAGCCTGGAGGACCATATCGCCGACGAGTGGCGGTACATGTGCATGACAAGACCGGTCAAGCCGATCAGAGAAGCACCGAAGAGGGTAATCCTGAGTGACCCGTTAAATATGCTGACCAAATAACAGGAGGGATAAGATGGACGAGAATGAAATCATGGCAGGGGAGGCAGTGACGACGCTGCCGGTGGATGAGAAGCGGCTTTTGGATTTCGATAAGATCCTGGAGAAGTATAAGGCCGGGAAGAAGAGACTGGAGGCCCGCGTGGTGAGCGCGGAAAACTGGTGGAAGCTCAGAAACGAGAGCGAGGCCAGAAAGCAGAACGGCATCGGCTGGGACGACAACTTTCGGGCGAAGAGCGCATGGCTGCACAACGTGATCGTATCCAAGCACGCAGACGCGATGGAGAACTACCCGGAGCCTCTGGTGCTGCCGCGAGAGCCGGGGGACAGACAGCAGGCAAAGATGCTGTCAAGCGTGCTGCCGGTGGTGCTGGAGCAGGCCAAGTTCGAGGCGGTGTACGACGCGAACATGTGGCAGAAGCTCAAGACCGGCACGGCGGTCTATAAGATCGTGTGGGACCCGGACAAGCTCAACGGGCTCGGAGACGTCGACATCCAGCGCGTGGATCTGCTGTCGATCTTCTGGGAGCCGGGGATCACCGATATCCAGAAGAGCCGCTACATGTTCCACGTGGAGCTGCAGGACAACGAGGTGCTGGAGGGGATGTACCCGCAGCTCAAGGACAAGCTCAAGGGGCTGACCAAGACCATCACGCGCTTTCTCTACGACGATACGGTCCCGACGGACGGCAAGAGCGCCGTGGTGGACGTGTATTACAAGGCGCGGAAGAACGGAAAGACCGTGCTGCATTACTGCAAGTACGTCAACAACGTCGTGCTTGCCTCTACCGAGAATGAGCAGATGCAGCAGGAACAGGCCCAGGCGCAGCGCGACAGCGAGCTTGAACCGGTTGCCAAGGAGCTCATGGCGCACGGCATCGATCCGACGGAGGGCGTGGGCTACGGCATGGAGGCGCAGCATGCGGGACTGTATGACCACGGCCTTTATCCCTTTGTGTTTGATCCCATGTGGCCAATCGAGGGGAGCCCCTGCGGGTACGGCTATGTGGACATCAGCATGAATCCGCAGATCCAGATCGATCTGCTGGACACGGCCTTCCTCAAAAACGCCATGAACGGCGCAAACCCGCGCTATTTCATGCGGGCAGGCAACAGCATCAACAAAGAGCAGTTTGCCGACGTGAACCAGCCGTTTGTCGAAGTGAGCGGCACACTGGAGGACACGGGAATACGGCCTATCGACTACAACGCGCTGGCGGGCAACTACCTGGGCTTTTATCAGAACAAGGTGGCGGAACTCAGGGAGACGAGCGGGAACACGGAAAGCAGCACAGGCGTGTCAACCAGCGGCGTGACGGCGGCCTCGGCCATCGCCGCCCTGCAGGAGGCCAGCGGCAAGACCAGCCGGGACGCGATCCGCGCAAGCTACCGCGCTTACGGCGACATGATCGAAATGCTCATCGAGCTTGTGCGGCAGTTCTACGACATGCCGCGTCAGTTCCGCATCATGGGAGAGCAGGGGCAAATGCAGTTTGCCAGCATGGACAACAGCATGATGCAGCCGCAGCCGATGATGGTAGGCGGGGAGCTCATGGGTTACAGACTTCCGGTCTACGACATCAAGGTCAAGGTCCAGAAGCGCAACGCCTACACCAGAACGGCGCAGAACGAGCTTGCCCTGCAGCTCTACGGGGCGGGCTTCTTTGCCCCGCAGCAGGCGACGCCGGCGCTGCAGTGCCTTGAAATGATGGACTTTGAGGGCAAGGACGAGCTCATGCAGAAGATCGCCCAGAACGGCACGCTGTTCCAGATGCTGCGGCAGACGCAGGCGGTGGCCTTGCAGCTTGCACGGCTTGTGGACATGCAGAGCGGGAAGAATCTGACAGAGCAGCTTGCGGCGCAGTTCCAGGGCGCGGGACCGGCGATGCCGACGGCGACACCGGGCGAGGAGCCGAAGCTTGACGAGGGCGAGAAGGAAAACGGCATCACGCAGAGAGCCCGAGAGAGGGCAGCCAAGACGACGGAGGCGCAGAGATGACGAACATCCTTTATGAACCGCGCACTTTCCACATCCGCATTGACGGGCACGCGGGCAGCGCCGCGAAGGGAAAGGACCTGGTATGCGCCGGGATCTCTGCGCTGGGCTTTGCGCTGCTGCTGGCGGCGGGAGAGGAAGACTACAACGCGGAGATCGAGACGGACGCGGGGAGAGGACTCATTGACGTGCGGTGCAGGCCGAGCGGCCTGTGGGGGCGCGACCACTGCACGGTCATGATGGAGACCATAGCCGGGGGACTGGAGCTGATGGCAGGCCAGTACCTGGACTGTGTGAAGTACGAAAGGAGAGAGTGACAATGCCGTTCATTCCGGAAGGACAGGAAAAGCTTTATCAGATGGCGGGGCCCAGCCTGTATGAAAAGTACGTAAGCGAGAACCCGCCCACGGCAAAGCCCACGTATGCGGGCAGCTACGAGGGGGAGATGGGGGAGCTTTACGACAGGATCACGAGCAGGGAACCGTTTTCCTACGACGCGGCCAAGGACCCGCTGTACCAGGCATACAAGGACGAGTACATCCAGGGCGGCAAACTTGCCATGAAGGACACCATGGGGCAGGCGGCGGCGCTCACGGGCGGCTACGGCAGCACCTACGGGCAGCAGGCAGGGCAGCAGGCGTATGACGCCTATTTGCAGAATCTGACCGAGGTCATCCCCACGCTCTACGGCATGGCCTACGATCAGTACAAGGACCAGGGCGACCAACTGCTCAAGCAGTACGGCCTGCTCGGAGATCTGCGGGATCAGGAGTACGGCAGATACCGGGACGCACTGGGCGACTGGGAGGGCGAGAGAGCATACGCCGCGCAGCTTGAGGCCGAGGACTACAAGAGGCGGACGGCAGCCGAGAACACGGCATACAACAGGCAGCTGGACGCTTATGCCAACCTGTACGCGGCGATCAAGGCCAGCGGCTATGTTCCCTCAGACTACGAGCTCCAGGCGGCGGGCATGACCAGGGCAGCCGCCGACGCAATTGCAGCCGAGTACCAGCGCGGCGTCAGCATGGACGAGCGCACGATGGCGCTCAAGGAGTGGAGCACCTACAACGCAGGCGGCGGCGGATCTTCCGGCGGAGGTTCCGGCGGCGGTCGTTCCGGCGGCGGTGGCGGCGGAAGCTACAGCGCTTACGACCCGTATCTTGATAACGATACAGGAAGCCTTGCAGACTGGTGGAATGCTTCTTCGGCGGCTGGCTATAGCGACAACGTACTGTATAAGACACTCGAACAGGTATATTCGCAGGACAACAGCGGCTACAACTACGGCCCCGAAGGGGACACGATGGCAACGCCGACCACGGATGCGGGCAAGGCGCGGCTCGAAAAGCTCAAGAAAAAGATGGCAAACAAGTAATGCCGGACACAGGAGGACAGCATGGGGAAATTTGATAAGCTGAACCAAGAGCTTGTTAGAGTCAACAATGCGCAGGGCGGCCCGAACGCTGCGGCACTTGATGACAGATTCCAGCTTTTGAACAATACGCTGGTGAACACCCAGCAGGAATGGGAGGACTATGTTGCCCGGCGGCAGCAGGAGCAGGAAGCGCTTGACGAGTACAGCCACGGGCGCGGGAACCGGTCCTACCTGCGGGAAGGCATGGCGGATGGCAGCTATCAGGCAGGGATGGCAGCGGCCAAAGACCAGCGCACGACCGCGCAGAAGCGCATAGACAAGCTGCTCGGCGTGGACAGCAGCCAGGTTACCGGGGAGAAAACCGACTGGGGGAAGATTGCCAAGGGCGCTTGGTACAAGGGCGCTGACCAGTTTTCAACCAGCATGGTGGGCGGCCTTAACTGGCTTTTCGGTGATGCGGCAGAGCAGATCCACTCCCTCGGAATTGAGACAATCAACGGCATTATTGGCGGCGTGAACAGTCTCACCAGGGCGAATATCAAGCCCGTGGAGAACAAGGGAAACTTACTCACCAACTGGTACGAGACCCTGAAAGAGACCAAGGCACACAATGAGAAGGTTTTCGCGGCCAACGCCAACAGCAGCAAGGCCGCCCAGATCGTGGACAACTTCGGCACTTCCTTCGTGGCGGCGGTGCCGATGGCGCTTGAGGCGGTCTTTATGGGCTATGCACCAGGCATAGATGCAGCTGCCCGCGGCCTTGATCTTGCCTCACCGCTGCTGAACAACGCGACAACGGCGGGCTTGCAGTACGTTTCCGGCTTGCAGGCGGCGAAGGGCATGGAGGCCGCCGGGATGATGGCGCGGCAGTCCGCCAGTACGCTGATGCAGAACCCGCAGTTCTGGTCCTCCTACGTCCAGGCTATCGGCGACAGCGCGGAGACTGCCGAGGAATCCGGCATGTCCCCGCGTGACGCGGCAATCTACACCATGATAAACAGCTTCTTCAATGCCGTGATCGAAGTTGGCGGCGCGGACGAGACCCTGGGCGGCATTCAGAATTTCCCGATGCGCCTGCGGCAGCTCGAAGAGCAGGGCGGCAAGAAGGCTGTCGTGGAGTGGTTCAAGGACAGCGTGCTCGGCGAGGGCCTGGAGGAAGTGGCGCAGGGCATTTTCGAGCGCGGCGTCAAGGCCCCGGCGACCGGCGCGAAGGTTGCCTCGCTTGATCCCGGCGACACGGACGCAATCTTCAACCCCTGGACTTCTGCGCAGGAGTTCACCGGCGGCGCTGTCGTGGGCGGTTTGCTCGGCGGCGGACAGACCGTTATACAGGGCGGTGTGCAGAAGATCAACGATAACAGAGCCTTCAATGGCGACGCGCAGACCCTCCTTGACAGCGCCAAACAGAGTGGCGGCGAGCAGTATGCCGCGCAGATCCGCGAAATCGAGCAGGCGGCAAAGGGCAAGGACGGCAGCGTCAAGCTCAACCGCGGGCAGGCACGGCAGCTTTATGACATTATCGAGAGCAGCGGGGCAGCGGAACAGTACCGGGAGACCGTGAATCAGAAGGACGCCGACAGCCTTGTATCCACGGTGCTGTCCGATTCCGGGATCACGCTGGACGAGAACCAGCGCGGGCGGCTCATGGAGACACTGAACGACGGCAAAGCGGGCGTCAAGGACTTCGCCATCGGCACGCGGGACGCCTACAACATGGGCGAGCAGGGCGCCACGATGGAGGAGACGGTGCAGGCCATGGGCGAGAAGTACGGGCTATCCCCGAAGCAGGCGCGGACGGCGTGGAGCTTCGGCGCGAGCAACGCGCAGACCACGGCAACCGGCACGGCGGACGTAAGCACCGAAGAGGGGCGCACGAAGGTCGAAAGCGCGCTGTCTTTCCTCGGCGAGAGGACGGAGGACGCCGTCAAGATCTACGACAGCAGGCAGGACGTGGGGCGTATGGCAACGGCTATGAACAAGGCGGTGCTCTATGCCGCCCACGGCGCGGATGTGCAGGAGACCGTACAGAACGCGCGGGAAGGCAAGGCCGCCGATGTGGTGGGCGTGCTGACCGACGAGCAGGCCAGGCTTGCGCAGGAGATCGGCAATGAAAAGCGCGCGCGGCAGCAGGCAGCGGACAAGGCGCTGGGCGAGTCTTACCGCGAGATGCGGAAGCGTGCGGCAGCCATCACCGGCACGACCACGGTCTCGGCGCAGGCGCTGGAGGCTGTGGACACGGCGATAGACGCAACGCGCAAGGCAGGCCAGCGTGTGATGGACGAGTTCAACACGCTGTACAACGCGTTGGAAGCGTTGGAGAAGGCAGACCCCAACGCGAAGAACAGCGAACCCTACAAGGAGATGCTGGAGCGGGCCTACAAGCTCCGGGATAAGGCGCAGGAAGCGCAGAAGCAGATCCGGGAGCTGGAGAAGCGCAAGGCCCAGATCGAAGGTAGGAAGACCATTCAGCGCAAGAAGGGCACCGTCAGCTTCGGCGGCGGCACCATCGAGGGCGTGAAGTATGACGGCGTGGACCCGGAGAAGCTCACTCGGCAGCAGCAGAAGGTTGTTGCCATGGTCGAGCGGCTTGCAGATGCTGTCAACCTGGACTATGTGTTTATCAGCGCGGACGCGGGCATGGGCGGCGCTTACACCTTCGGCGGGCGCGTGTACATCAACATCAACGCAGGTCTCGGCGTGGGCGATTTCAGCCAGACAATGGCGGCGGCGTCCCTCTCCCACGAGATGACGCACTGGATGCAGCAGTACGCGCCGGAGGAGTACAGCCAGCTCAAGGACTTCATCGTGCAGGAGATCCTCAAGGCGGACCCGCAGAAGCTCCAGACGCTTATCCAGCAGCAGAAGGAATGGGAGAAGGGCCGGGCGCTCACCGACGAGCAGGCGCTTGACGAGGTCGTGGCGAACGCCTGCCAGACGATGCTGCTTGACAGCAAGGCCATCAACAAGCTTGCCCGCCAGAACATGAGCCTTGCCGCAAGAATCGCGGACTGGATCGCAGACTGGAGCCAGAAGGTGAAGGACGCCTTCGCCGAGGTGGACGTAAGCCGGGGCGCGATCTATGAGGCCGTGCGTGCGCTGGACGGCAGCCTTGACCGCATTCAGGAGCTGTGGGACAACGGCATCGAGGCCGCGGCACAGAACTACGACGCGGCCCTCTCAGTCACCGCCGCAAGCGGCGGCGACAGCTCCCCCAGCGGGGGAGCCAAGAGCGAGGCAAACGAAAACGCCGCCCAGAATATAGGCGGCGTGAAGAGGCAGGCATGGAATGCCCTTGAATTTGGGGAAGAAGTACAGCAGTGGTATGACAATACAACATCGCAGGAACGTCTTGACAGCCCTGAGTTTTTCAGAGTCAGCACTACCTCAGAAGCTCTCAAGAGTATAGGCGTCAGGGATGGCATTCTTATTTGGGGAAAGAGCAAGATGGAAAAAATCCTGCTTGACCACGCAGGGGAGGGAATCGATCTTGACGTGATTAAACAGGTCCCTGATATCACAGAAAGGCCGGTTTTTGTGCTCAAGTCGAAGACTGTTCCCGGAAGCATTGTACTCTTTGGCACGGTCGAGACCAAGACAGGACGCAAGATGCTGGCAACTGTGTCTCTTACGCCGGGGATGGGAAAGAACCTTAATGTCGATCTCAGCGTTATCACCGGCGCATATTCCAGACGCAACAACCAGATGCGAAATATGCTGATGTCTTCGGAAATCCTCTATATTGACGGATCAGAAGAAAACGAAAGAACCAACGAATGGTTGAAGCAGCTCGGGCTACAATTGCCGTCACGAACACCAAACGTTGGTTCTGTAGGCAGTATAACATACGCGGAAGACGACGTCAAGATTTCCGGCAAAACATGGGAAGAATTGTTCGGGAAAGACTCCGCGCCGGAGAGAAAGACCCAATTCCAGACCTGGAGCGGGACAAATTACCAGAAGTGGGACGACACGGCGGGGGACACGGCGGCGGAGAGCAACGGACGCGCGGAGGCCTACACCCGCATTGCCAGCGAGAACGCGGCGCTGAAGGAGACGGTGGAGGCGCTGCAGAAGCTCGCAAAAAAGCAGGGCGGCACCATCGCGCGGCTGCAGAAGCGGCTGAGTCTCACAAAGACCCAGGAGGTGCGGGAGAGCGACGCGCGGAAGATGGCCCGGAGGCTGACAAAGGAATACAGCAGCAGGGCCGACAAGGCGGAGATCGCGGACGCGCTCAAAAGCCTGGGCGACTACATCCTGCAGACCGAGCAGGTGGACGCCGAAGAGGTCAAGGCGCGGGCGCGGCAGATCGCGGCGCAGATCGTGGACGAGGCGAGGGAGCAGGCCCGCATGGAGGACAGCACCATGCAGGAGGTCAAGAGCAGGGTAAAAGACGCAAAGCTCATGATCGACCCGAAGTTTTTAGGCGAGCTCGACCAGGAGGGCGGCTACAACGCGGTGAGGCGGCGCTATTTCAACACGACGCTCAAGAAGAGAAGTTTCAGCACGGCAGACGACGGATACACCAGCGTGAGCCAGTTTTACGCCGATATCCAGAGCGAATACGGGAAGGGATACTTCCCGGATCTTGCCAACGAGGGCGAGGAGCTGCTGGCCATCGCGGCGGCGATCCGGGCGGCGGCGCCGGTGGAGGTAAACCCGTTTGCGCAATACCGCGGGGAGGCCATAGAGAGCCTTGCCAACGCGATCGCGATGGAGACGATGGAGGGCGCACTGCGGCCCACGCCGAGGATCAACACAGACCATGCGCAGGGCGCAATCGAGCAGCTGCGGGAAAAAATCCGGGAGCTTGAGAAGGAGAACGCCCAGGAGGCACGGGAGCTGGGAAAGGACTTGACAGACCTGACAGAGGCGCTGGAAAAGGCGGAGAACAGATACAGGTCCCTGCTGGCGAATGCGGAAATGCGCGTGGAGCAGGTGCGGGCCGAGGGAAAGAGCAAGCAGACCCAGGCAAAGCTCAAGGAGCGGGCGCGGGGAGAAAAGAAGCTCAAGGGCATGCAGGACTATTACCGCGATCTTGACCAGTGGGCGAGCGCGCGGCGGATCGAGGCCGCGATGACCACCCGGTACCGCAACAGCATCGGACAGAAGGCGGAAAGGCTGAGCAATCTGATCACCCACAGCGACGCAAGGAAAAACGTGCCGGAGAGCCTGCGCGGCCCGATCCGGGATCTGCTGGAGACGCTGGAGCTGGACAAGGGACCGGAGAAGAGCGCGGCACAGATGACGCGGGAGGAAGAGCTGGAGTGGCAGAAGCGCGACATGTTGGACGCGAGCTTCGGAGAGAGGTTGCTCCGGCTCGAGCAGGCGATCGACGAACAGGAGAGCCTGGGAAGCTTGTTTGACGTGTCGGCGGAGATCCGGGAGTTTGTGCGGGAGATCGGCAAGGAGGCAACGCAGGCCCAGGAGGAGGGCAGAGAACTCCGCTTCAGCGACCTGCTGCCGCAGGAGCTGAAGATGTTCAACAAGTTCCTGGAGAACATGGCCAAGGCCATCGACAACATGAACAGCTTCCTTGCAAACGACAGGTTCAGCCGTGTACAGGACGCGGCGGACAACGACATCCGGCACATGCAGGAGCTGGGCAAGGCCAGCGAGGGCGAGCAGGGCAAGCTCCTCGGCCTGGCGACCTGGAAGGGCGTGACCCCGTATTACGCGATGCGGCGCTACGGCGAGGGCGGAAAGGCCATTTTCGAGGCGCTGACGAAGGGCTGGGAGAAGATGGCCTTCAACGCGCGGGAGGTGATCGACTTCGCCGAGAAGGCATACACGCCGGAGGAGGTGCGGGCCTGGCAGAAGGAGACGCACGAGATCGAGCTTTCGGACGGGAGCGAGACGCCGGTGAAGGTGAAGGTGACGACGGCGCAGATCATGGAGCTTGCGATGCTGCTGGGGCGCGAGCAGGCGGTGAAGCACATCGAGCGCGGCGGCATACGCTTCGGCGACGTGAAGACCAAAAAGGGCGTGCGCGGCAGCGCGGACCGCTATCACATGGGCGTGGAGGACCTGCAGGCCGTGACAAGGCTTTTGACCGAGCGACAGCTTGAGGTTGCCAAAACGCTGCAGCGGTACATGGCAAAGAAGGGGGCCGAGTGGGGCAACGAGATCAGCATGCGGCGCTGGGGCTATAACTTCTATGACGAGGGGCCGGGGTACTACCCCATCAAGACAAGCAGCACAGAGCGGCCCATGGCGGACACCGACGCGCAGAAGAACAGCATGTTCCGGCTGCTGAACATATCGGCGAGCAAGGCAATCGACCCGCGGGCATCCAACTCTCTGATCGTGGGGGACATCTTCGACACCTTCGCCGAGCACATGGCGGACATGGCAAAGCTCAACGGACTGGGGCTGCCGATCCTAGACGCGATCAAATGGTTCAGCTACAAGGAACGGATCGACCTGGGAGACGGGATGTACGACGTGCGCACGACGCAGGACGCCATGAAGAACGCCTTCGGCGATGAAGCGCTCAACTACTTCAAGACGCTGATGAAGGACATCAACGGCGAGACGGAAAACGGCGACCGGGGAACCGGGTGGGATTCCAAGCTCATGAGCAACTACAAGGCGGCAGCCGTGGGGGCAAACCTGAGGGTTGCGGCTTTGCAGCCGACAAGCTACGTGAGAGCGTCGTACCGCGTAAAGCCGCAGTATCTGCTCAAGGCCTTCACGGATAAGAACGCCTACAAGGAGATGATGCAGTACTCCGGAACGGGCGTTTGGAAGGATATCGGCGGCGTGGACACCAACCTTGCCCGCGGGATGCGGGATCAGATCCGGCATGATGAGAGCTGGAAGGACAAGCTCGTTGAAAAATCCATGGCGCTTGCGGAGCTCGGCGACAGGAAGACCTGGGGCAGGCTGTGGGTAGCGTGCAAGATGCAGACCGCGGCGGAGACCGGGCTTCAGGGCGAAGAGCTTAAAAAGAAAACGGCGGATCTGTTCCGGGAGGTCATCTACTCGAGCCAGGTCATGGACTCGACACTGACGCGCTCGGAGCTGATGCGCGGAAACACGAAAGCGAGCAAGGCCATGACCGCCTTCATGGCAGAGCCGACGCTGAGCTACAGCATGGTGATGGACGCGGCGATGGAGACCAGAATGAACGTGCGGCAGTACGGCGGGAAGGAAGGGTGGAAGAAGAGCGCGGGGAATCTGGCGAAGGCTTTCACCGTATACGCGAGCAGCGCGGCATTCTCCGCCATTGTGGAAAGCCTTGCGGACGCGTTCCGGGATGACGACGACTATGAAAGCTTCCTGCGAAAGTGGGCGCAGGCCATGTTCGGAGAGGGCAATCTTTTCAGCGGGAACCTCGTGCAGGATCTGACGATCATCGGAAAGATCCCCTGGCTGAAGCCGTACATCTCCAGGCTGCAGGGCTACAAGAACAAGGACATGGGCACGGCGGCGCTCGACGACGTATTCGCGGCGTATAACATCTGGAAGGAGACCATAGAGCTGCAAAGGGGCATCCTTGAAAAGCCGACGCAGGTCACCTACTACGGGAACATGACAACGTGGGGGAAGATCTACAAGACGCTGCAGGCGCTTTCCAACGGCATAGGGCTCCCGGCGGCGAACCTGACGCGGGATGTGGCGGCGGTATACAACACGCTCGCCGCGCCGCTGACAGGGAAGAAGATCAAGACCTACGACGCGGGGGAGGTGAAGGCCATACAGGACGCCGTGGCAGGCGGATATATGAGCGGGGAGAAGGCGGAAAAGCTGCTGCTTGAAAAGGGGCTTGCCAAGGATGAAAATGACGCGTACTGGACAGCAAGAGGGTTTGAAGGCGAGGACAAGTACACCCAGATCAAGGCGGGGGCTTTCCACGGCGAGGACGGCGTATACCAGCATGAGCTGGAGCAGCTGACGAGCCACGGCATTTCCGAAAAGGACGCGAGCAGCCAGATCCGGAGCTTTGTCAAGAAGGTTTTCACCGGGGCGGAGCTGAGTAAGAACGAGCGCCTGGTCGCCGGAGGGCAGAAGCTCACGGCACAGGAGGCGCAGGACATCCTGACCAGGTACTGCGGAATGGACGCGAACGAGGCGTATCTGACCGTGAAGAGCTGGGACACCGGCGACGACGGGAAATATACCGGGGCGCTGCGGGCGGCCTTCAACGGCGACCAGACGGCATTCAAGGCCGAAACGCAGGACCTCACCGGGCACGGGGTGAAAAAGAGCGACATTTACGACAAAGCGGAATCTTTTGCCAAAGACTTGTTTTACGGCAAGGAGTTAAGTGAAGAAATTACAGATTTCGTTGGCAGCAGGAAGTTCACCGAAGCGGAAGCACGAAATTTTTTGCACAACTACGCGGACATGAGCGTTAACAAAGCGGTCGAGACCGTGGCAGAATGGGCCAAGGACAAAAAGTTCCTTGAAAAGAACGGATGGAGCTATTCCAATCGCAAGAGCCTTTACATTGACGGGGATATCACAAAGCAGCAGCTGAAAAAGGCCCTCATGGAATACGACGGTTTGAATGCCATCAAAGCAGAAGCGACGATCAAGGAATACGAGTACGACCGCGACACCGGCTATCTGTGGAGCGAGCGGAAGGCGGACTTCCAGCGCGGCGATATCTCTCGCGCAACAATGCTGAATTATCTCACAAAATACGGCGGTTACAACAGAGAAGGAGCGGATGAGATCATTACAGTCTGGGAGTGGCAGAAGAACGTAAAGGGCGCGGAAAGCATAACCGCATCGGCGATCAAAGATTATAATTCCAATTGCGCAAGAGCCGGCGTCAGTAAAGAAACCTTTGTCCGAGTATGGACAGCATTCAATGATACGCACTCAGATCTTGACGCAAACGGCGAGACGATCAAGAACTCCAAAACGCAGAAGGTCATGCCGCAAATCAACGCTTTGCCGATCAGTGCAGCGCAGAAAGAAGCACTTGCACTCTGTTTCTACTCGCAGAGTACGGTAAACAAATACCGCTTGTGGTAAGCCGCGAAAAAAAGTTTCTAAGGGTGGGTGACATTTACCCACCCTGTTTTTGTATGATAGGGGCAGGACATAAAAGGTTCGTCCCCTCAACCGGACGTGAAAGGAGAAGTTTATGTCAATGAGCAAATTCCGTTATCTTTACAGCCTGCAGTTTTTCGCGGACGGCGCTTCCGGAGGCGACGGCGGCGAAGGCGCGGGAGAATCGGGCGACAATGCCGCCGACGCCGGGCGGGATCTGGAAGCTCTGGGCGTGCCCCGCGAATACGCAGAGAGACACAAACAGCGCATGGACAGGAAACGGGGCAAGGCAGCGCCCGCGCAGGAAGCGCCGGTCGAGACTGCAAAGCCCTCCCAGCCTTCGCAGGGAGCGGAGGCTCAGGCCGCCGATGACGGCGGCAGCAACGAGTGGGACGCCTTCTTCGCCAGGCAGGAGAACAAGGACAAGCTCCAGCAGATGATGGCGGAGCGCGGCAAGGCGGCCACCGAAGCCAGGAACGCGGCCAACGCGCAGATGGAGAAGATTTCCCCAATGCTCAGAATCCTTGGTGAAAAGTACGGCATCAAGCAGGGCGACGACGGCAGCTTTGACCTGGACGCGCTCAACGAGGCCGTAACCAAGGATGACAGCTTCTACACGGAAAAGGCCCTGGAAATGGGCGTGAGCGTGGAGGTGGCCCGGAAGCTGGAGCAAGCGGACGCGATCGAGCAGCAGCGCAGGCAGGCCGAGGAAAAGGCCAAACGTGAGGCCTTGCTGCGGGAGCACTTCAACCGCGTGCAGGAGCAGGCGAGGGCCGTGCAGGAGATCGTGCCGGACTTCGATCTGAGGAAGGCAATGCAGGACCCCGAGTTCGTGCGCCGCACCGCCCCCGGCATGCTGCCGGCAGACGAGGCGTACATCGGGCTGCACTACAAGGACATCCTCAAGCAGCAGGCCGCGCAGATCGCCAGACAGTCCAAGCAGGCCGCGGCGGCAACGGTGGCCGCGGGAGGCAGCAGGCCGCGCGAAAACGGCAGCGCCGCCATGGCAAGCGTGAGCGCGACACCCGACTTGCGCGCCATGAGCCGTGAGCAGCGCCGCGCCTACATCATGAGAAAATACCCAAGCCGCAATTAGACCCCTCTCATACCCCTTCCACCGCTGAAGCGGTCCCCCTCCCCCAAATCGCCGCGTGCGCGGCTGGTGGAGGCAAGGGGAGGGAGGGCAAACGAAAGGAGAAACAACATGAAAAAGAAACTTATCAACATGCTGACCATGATTTTCAGCCTCCAGTTCTTCGCCGAAGCGGGCGACAACGTGAACGCAACCGAGAACATGGTCAACGCCTATACCGGCGTAGAGACCCCCAGAACCAGCAGCAACGACATGTCCGCCGAGCTCAAGGCCTTTTACGACACGGAGCTGCTGGAAAACGCCAGACCCGAGCTTCTCTACGCGCAGTTCGGCAAGAGACAGACCCTGCCCAAAAACCACAAGGGTACGGTTGAGTGGCGTAAGTGGAACACCTTCGAGCGGGCGGCCAAGCTCACCGAGGGCGTCATCCCCACCGGCCAGAAGTTTGGCGTGACCAACGTTGTCGGCAGCGTCGACCAGTACGGCACCTACACCGCCATCACCGACAAGCTGGAGCTCAGAGCATACGACGATGTGATCCTGGGCGCGACGGTGGAGATGGGCGCGAGCGCCGCCGAGACGCAGGAGAAGCTGATCCGCAACGCGCTCCTGACCGGGACCAACGTCCTGTACTGCGACAACATCACCCTCGCCACCGGCGCCGTCGCCGGCACCCCTACCAGCCCGGCCACCATGGAGGGCAGCGCGACCGTCATGTCCATGCTGACCCCCGAGATGGTGAACAAGGCCGTCACCATCATGAAGAAGAACCGCGTGCCGAAGATCAACGGCAAGTACTGCGCGGTCATCCATCCCTCGGTGGCCCACGACCTGCGCAGCTCGGAGAGCTGGATCGAGGCCCACAAGTACGCCGCGCCGGAGGAGCAGTTCAACGGCGAGATCGGCGAGCTGCACGGCGTGCGCTTCATCGAGAACGTGTTTGCCCCGGTGCTGCTGACCGTCGGCGAGGGCGACGGCGCTGTAAGCTACAAGAACAAGGCAAACGGTGCGACCTACGCCACCTACTTCTTCGGCCTGGACTCCTTCGGCATCATCGACCCCGAGGGCGGCGGCCTGGAAATGATCGTCCACGATAAGGACGAGATCGGCGGCCCGCTGAACCAGTTCAGCACCATCGGCTACAAGCTGGAGACCAACGGCGCCACCATCCTGTACCCGGAGCGCGTGCTGCGCGTGATGAGCTGCTCCAGCTTCTCCGCGACGGACGAGAGTAACTATTAAGCAAAAAACTCCACGGGGATCAACCATCCCCGTGGAGCATTTGAAAGGAGAAAAAACCATGGCAAAGGAAACCAAGGGAATCGAAGAACCCATTGTTGAAGAGAACACCGAGGCGACCGCCCCGCAGGAGCCTACCCCGCAGGAGCCTACCCCGCAGGAGCCTACCCCGCAGGAGCCTACCCCGCAGGAGACCAAGCCCAAGAGAGTGAAAATCTTCGTGCCCAGGGCTGCCAGCAACAGAGAGGACCCCAACCTCTTCGTCGGCATCAACGGCGTCAACTACCTGATCCCCAAGGGCAAGACCTCGGAAGTGCCGGATTTCGTGGCTGAGGAAATCAAACGCGCGGACGGCGCGGCGATCTATATGGATGACCAGCGGAACGAAATGCGGTACGAAGAGAGCAGGCACCAGAACGGATAAGGCAAAGGAGACAGATTGTGAAAACGGTAAGCGCATACGACATAATCACGGAGGCGAACGATCTGTCTCCGAACCAGTACAGCAACGAGCTGAAGCTTAAATGGCTGCGGGACCTGGACGGCAAAATCTTTCAGGAGCTTATCGCATGCCATGAGGACGAGGAAACCGCGGCGCGCTTCGAGGCCGCCGACTACAATAAGCCCGAGGTCGAGCTGCTGATCGGCGAGCCTTACGCGCGGGACGTGTATGTGGCGTTCCTGCGGTCAAGGATCGCGCTGGCGGACGCGGAAACAGACCGCTACAACCTGTACGCCGCTGTTTTCAACAGCGAGTACAGCCAATGGGCCGCCTGGTATAACCGGAGCGTGCCCCTCAAAAAATTTCCCGGATGGAGGTATTGAGACATGCCAAGGCTACCGATGGTGTCAGGCGCGCCGAGTCAGAAAATTCTGACCGATACCTTCGCCGGGTATAATCATAATCTCAAAATCGGCAACGGCGAATTTTACGACACGGAGAACCTGAGCACAGCGCTTTACCCGCTGCTGGCAAACCGCCGCAAGCGCGGCATCATGACCGGCGTGGGCGGGCACGAATTCCACGGCCTGCGCGCCATCATCAAGAAGCAGGGCCTTTACTGGGTAGAGACCGAGACCGTAAACGGTGAGGACTACGGCGTGCTTTACGCCAACGGGTTCAAGGTCATGGAAGACCTGGCGGACCCGCTGAGGCTCCAGACGGAAAAGGAAACGCAGCTTGTGAGCATGGGCGCGTACATCTGCATTTTCCCGGACAAGGTGTACTACAACACCATGACCGGGGAATACGGCAGGATGGAAGCGGCGTGGAGCTATGAGGGACCGGTGACCTATTACATGTGCCACCAGGACGGCACGGTCTATAACCCCCAGAGAATGACGCGCGGCAGCAGCAAGCCGAGCAACCCGCAGGAGAATGACATCTGGATCGATACCGGCGAAGATGTCGTCAAGATCTACAGCACGTATACAGAGAGCTGGACGGTAATCGAGACGGTGTATACGCGCGTGAATTTCAACACGCAGGGCCAGCTGCCGAGGCACTTCCGGGAGATGGACGGCGTGGAGATCACGGGACTGTACCACGATGATCTCAACGGGAGCAAGATCCTGTACGCCGTGGGCGGCGAGGACGGCGCAACAAATGACTACATCGTACTGGTGGGCCTGCAGGGCATCAACCGCAATGTGGACAGCGAGGAGGTCACCATCAGGCGCAGGGTGCCGGACATGGACTTTGTATGCGAAGCGCAAAACCGGCTGTGGGGCTGCTTCTACGGGAACATTCCCGGCGTGGGGAACATCAATGAGGTTTACTGCTGCGCGCTGGGCGACTTCAAGAACTGGAGCCAGTATCTCGGACTGTCCACCGACAGCTGGCGGGCAAGCATCGGCTCGGACGGGGTATGGACGGGATGCATCAACTATTTCGGCAATCCCACCTTTTTCAAGGAAAACCGGATACACCAGATCGCCGTGTCCTCCGTCGGGGCCCACCAGGTGAGCGACCTGCCCGCGCGGGGCGTGCAGGAGGGCAGCCATAAAAGCCTTGCCGTTGTCAACGAGACGCTTTATTACAAGACGCGCTCCGGCGTTGTGGCCTGGCAGGGAGGCATGCCCGCAGACGTGGGCGCGGCCCTGGGTGACACGCAATACTATGAGGCCGCGGCGGGCGTGTTCGGACAGCGCTATTACATCAGCATGCGGGACAGGGCAAACACCTGGAATCTTTTCTGTTTTGACGCGAAGAGCGGGCTTTGGATGCGGGAGGACGATCTGCACGCGGAGGGCTTCACCTCATGGGGTGACGAGCTGTACGCCAAAAGTGGAGAACGCGTGATCGCCATCAACGGCACCGAGGGCACGCCGGAGGAAAAAATCAAGTGGTATGCCGAGACCGGAATTTTGCACTATGAATACACGGATCACAAATACGTGAGCCGGTACAACCTGCGCCTCAAGATGGAGAAGGACGCGCGGCTCCAGCTCTTCATCGAATACGACTCCAGCGGCGTGTGGGAGTTCTCCGGGGAGGTACGCGTACACCGGATCGATTCTTTCACCATCCCGGTACGGCCCCGGCGCTGCGACCACCTGCGGCTGAAGATCGTGGGAGAGGGCGACGTGAGAATCTTCTCGATTGCGCGTGTGATGGAAAGCGGGAGTGATGCGTAATGGCGTTTACAGAAAAGCCGCCCATTTTACAGGGCAGCACGCAGGACCAACTGCGGGCGATCAGGGACTACCTGTTCCGCATGGCAAGCAGCCTGGAGGCAGCAGCAACGGCCCCAGCCATCGGGACGGGAGCCACGGTCAGGCGCACGCGCGCAGACGGGACCGCCGTTACGGAGACCGGCAGCGCGGCGAAGGCGGACACAGACGCCATCCGAAAGAGCGCGGCAGAGCTGCGGAGCCTCATCATCAAGCACGCCAATGACTTGCAGGATCAGATAGACACGATTGAGCTCACGACCTTTTACGTGAAATATGCGGACGCTTTCACCGGGGATTATCCGTCCCAAATGTACAACGCGCCGAAAGCGAGCACGGAGTACATGGGGGTGTGCTCTTCCGCCTCAACGACAGCGCCAACATCCCCGGCTGCCTATACGTGGAGCAAGATCAAAGGGAACCAGGGAGAGAGGGGGATTCCCGGACAGCCTGGAACCAATGGACAAACCACGTATCTGCACATCAAGTATTCCGACGACGGGGAAACCTTTACCGTAAATCCTGAAACCGGAGAGCATGACGGTGAGACACCCGGCGCTTTCATCGGGATGTACAGCGACTTTGAAGAGCTCGACAGCACGGTGTTTTCTGACTACGAATGGCACCGATTCGCCGACGACGAAGAGCTCAAGTCCATGATAAATGACAAAGAAACGTACTTGCTCAATTATATTGACAGCAAGGAAGAGACGTACAGAGGACTGTTTCTCGCGCAGTCTGAATTTGGAACGTGGGAGCGTAGCCTTGACTCCAGAATACAGACCAACGCCCAGGGCGTCGTGGAAAGCTACGGCTTCCAGGAGTCCATCAGCTCAACGCGGAGAGAGGTGGAGGAATACTTCACACAGATGGACGGCCAGATCCGGCGTGGATTCATCGAAAATCCGGATTATCCGGACAACAGCAGCGATGAGTTTATCTTTGGCATCGCCATCAGCAGCAAACTACAATTTACAACAGAGCTCCCGAAGTCAGACGGGACATACGAGTATTACCACCTTGAAAGCGGCCAGACCTTCGGCTTCTATACAGCAGAAGGTTGGCAGTTCTGGGTAGACGGAAATAAGCGTGGCTATTACAACAGCTTGGACCAGAAGCTGCATGTCAAGGATATCGTGGCAGATGACAGCCTGCAAATCGGCACTGACTGGCAGATCAAGGCTTTCCCTGATAGCCAGGAGCTGGAGTTTGTATACGTGGGCGGAGGGGGAACATAAGACATGGCAACAAGAACACTGAGCTTTCAGAAGCGGGCGCGCAATCCATTCAGTACTCCCGCGTGGGAGAGCAGTTATACATCCTCCACCGGAACAGACCTTCTCGGCGCTGAATACTACGCCATTTCCTACCAATTCAGCCCCTACAATGGCAGCGACGTTCAATCGGTAACCAACATCGTATTCAAGGCCGTTCTTGGCGGAGACTGGGCCCAGAGCTGTACATACAACCTGTATCTGTACTCCAAGGACCCGGCAGGCTATTCCTCACAGCCAACGACGAATTTGCTGACGAGCACAAGCGGCACGAAAGGCTCCGACAAGAACGTCATCCAGTGGACAATCTCCGGCAGCTACGCGAGCTATTCCACGCTGTATGTCCTCATTATGGTGGACTACGGCTCAGGCCAGGTGACGCTGAACCACGGCAGCAGCAGCTTTGTAGAGACCTACACCGCGAAGGCGCTGCCGCAAATCGCTTTCGGCACCATCTCCACGGATGCCAGCGGAATGAAGATCCCCATTGTCAACGGCAGTAACTATACGCTGACGTGCGTCATCACAGCAGGGAATAACACAACGCCGGGCAACAATGCAGAGCTGTACCGAGGCACTTCCTCCAGCGGGCAGTTCGATGTGCCAATCAACGCTGTGCAATGGTTCAATGCGGCGGGTATCACGAATTCGCTATCCATCCCCCTCACTATCAAAGTAACTGGCAACAGCCCCAATGCGCTTAACGGCTCCGGGACCTATCAGGAAAACAGGCAGGCTTCAATCGACAGCATGAAGCCGGTTGTCAGTTCCATTTCGACGCAGATCCAGCAGGCAGCAGGAGCCGCAAGCCAACTTTACCCCAACACCTACATTGCAGGGTACAGCAAGTGCAAGGTCACGGCTGTAATCACGCGGCCCACCAATGCGGCCATTTCCACGGTGAAGCTGTCCTATCCGGGCGGCACGACAATCACGATGGAAGAAGTCAGCGGCAGCCCCGGCACCTACACCAGCACCACAAGCGCGGCGCTGGCCCAGGATACGACATTCACAGTCACCGCGGCAGACGTGCGCGGCCTGAGTGGGAGCGGCACTAAAACGGTGACAGGCGTCGTGGCGTATGTGCTGCCGTCTGTGAGCGTGGATCTTGCGTACCGCTGCGACGAGCAGGGAGTGGAGACCAACGGCGGCGACCATTACCGGATCAAGGTAACGGCAAAGATCAACGCCAATCTACCAAACAACGCAATAACGGAGCTGACAGTCGGACTCAAAGGCGCGCCCGCTGCCGAACGGCACGACATCACCAACGGAACCACGTCCAGTGCCTTCGGCACGCTTTCCGACCCGAAGAAGGCTTATGTCATCACTGTCATCATTCAGGATAAAATCAGCGGTCAGATTGTGCGTGAGTATACACTCAAGGGAAAGCAGCGAGACCTTGTACTGAACCACGACGGCGGACACACACACCTCGGCGTCGGCATGACACCGATTGGGAAGGATTTCAGCGGATATAAAGATACCATCGAGCTTCCGAATGACGGGCTGTTTCTTGTGGGAGGAATACCGGTACAGGCTTACAACTATCCACACATTGCAGGCAAAACATCTGATAATCCGTGCTTCGGCCGAGACTTCCACAACGTATCTGCCGACAGAATGGGAGAAGCAAACGCGAGCGCAATCTTCGGTTTTCCCGCCTCGCAATATGATTCCTGGAGTAATTTGCCGGATGATCCGTATGACCAGCAGACGACACCCACGGGGATTAGGACACTCGGATGGGCCGGATGGAGAGAAGTCTATTGGGTTAATCAGGACGTGGTGCTCGTGAAGATCACAGAGATAGCACCGAAGACAGGGCGTATATGGTTTTGCTCAATGTCAAAGGACTCTACAACCCATGAATATACATGGTCACGGTGGAGATACCTTATGCCGACAATCGTATAAAGGAGGAAAACGTATGATCGTAGTGAAAGTACGGGACAGGGATATAAAAGCGGCGCCGATGGGCCCTGTCACGACAGGCAGCGTGGGGCTGCCGGTAAGCTGGCATTTTGACGAGAGCTGGGACGAGCTGTCGAAGATCGCTGTGTTCCGTATGAACGACACCTACGGCCCGGACATGGCGATTCTGGAGGATGTGTGCATCGTCCCGAACCAGCTGCTTGTCCAGGACAATGCCGGTGAAAATCTCTGGATCGGCGTATACGGGCGCGACCTGAACGGAGAAATCGCCGTGCCTACGATCTGGACCTATATCCGTATCGAGGACGGCGCTGTCCCTCAGACCGTGGACCCGACAGAGCCGACGCCGGAGTGGCCCCAGCAGGTGCAGGACGCCGCCGACGAAGCCCTGCGCGTGGCACATGGCGTGCGGCAGGACGCCGACGACGGCGCATTTGACGGAGCATCCGCATACGAGCAGGCCGTGGAGGGCGGCTATACCGGCACGGAGGCGGAGTTCAACGAGGATCTGGCAAGATTCAAGGATTATGCACAAGACGCCGAGACCGCCGCAGAGACAGCAGAGACCGCGGCAAGCTCCGCGAGTGCCAACGCAGAGGCAGCGGAGAACGCACAGGCAGCAGCTGAGGCGGCAAAGGAAGCAGCGGAGACTGCCGAGGCGGCTGCCGAGGCAGCTGCAAGTGCAGCAGGGCAGTCCGAAACGAACGCCGGCGGATCTGCGTCTCAGGCGGCAGCATCCGCAGCTGCGGCGGAGGGATCGGCATTATCCGCCGAGGCAGCGAAGGCGGCAGCAGCATCCAGCGTCGCCGATGCAGA